AGTCTGGTAAAGGCCTATTGTTCTCTACTGGTACTGTGTTGGCACCAACATTTGACATCACTGCTTTGAGTGCTGTTGGAACCACTGTGAATAGTGATATTACCGTTACTACAGACGTTGAAAATGGACTTAACGCCGGCGCTACTGTGACAATTACAGGAGTAACCACCAGCGGATACAATGCCACAGGATACGTTGTGACGTCAATCACCAGCGACACCAGCTTTGTTGTGCAAGCACAAGGAACACTGGGTTCAACCACGCCTGAACTGGGACAACAGCCTAGATTAAACGTCACTGGATGGCACGGTTCTAGTATTCGTAGTGGTATGTTTGATGATCAAAATGGATTGTTCTGGGAAAATAATGGTATCACAGTAAATGCAGTTCAACGCACCAGCACAAATCAGCTGGCTGGGTTGGTATCAGTTGGTGTGGGAAGCAACTTGGTTACAGGTGACGGCAACTGCCGATTCCAGGACCAAATCAACAATGGTGACCTGGTTGTCATCAAAGGCATGAGCTACACAGTTACCAGTATCACTGACAACAACCGCATGACCATTGTGCCACCATATCGTGGTGTGTCCAATCAAACTCGCGTGAGAATGGCATTGCGCACTGAAATTCGTGTGCGACAAGCAGACTTCAACGTTGATCCATTGGACGGCACAGGAGCATCGGGATACACTCTAGACGCAAGCAAAATGCAGATGTATGCCATGGAATACTCATGGTATGGTGCTGGCACTGTGGCCTGGATGCTTCGCGGACAAGATGGACGTTTTATCCACGCACATCGTAGACCCAACAACAACTTGAACAATGAAGCATACATGCGTTCTGGTAACTTGCCAGCACGATACGAAGCCATCAACGAAACTCCTGTAGTGGGACTGTCGGCAGCAATTGACAGCAGTGTAACAACCATTACACTTACTGACGCAACTGATTATCCGCCAGCAAGTGTTACATATCCTGTGTTTGTGATGATTGAATCAGAAATTATCAAATACTCAGGCAAATCTGGAAACAGTCTAACTGGTTGCACACGTGGCGCTACTTTTGTTCAGTGGGCAGATGGCCAAAGCCGCAGCTACACATCTAGTGCAGCCGCCAGCCATGCCATTAACACTGGTGTTATATTGATTTCTAATACTTGTATACCACTGGTCAGTCACTGGGGTAGTGCAGTTGTTCTAGATGGCATGTTTGACGTTGACCAAGGCTATCAGTTTACCTATAATCGTACCAACTATGGTTTGCCAGCAAACATTGGTGACAAGGCAGTGGCTTTTGCCATGCGATTGGCACCGTCAGTATCCAATGGTATCATTGGTGATCTTGGTGTGAGAGAACTTATCAACCGCGCTCAGTTGACACTGGCAAACTTGAACATTCAGGTAACCGCAGGACGATACCTAATTGAAGGTATTTTGAATCCTGCAAACATCGATTCTGCTAACACCAGCTGGCAAGGACTTAACAACTCAGGTGGCGGCTTCCAGCCCAGCTTCTCACAGTTCTCAACTGCGCCACGATACACATCAGAAACAACAGGTGGTCTGACCAGTGCACCGTTTAACACCACAGGCGGTATGACACGCTCGGGTGTCAAGACAACATTCAGTTCTTCAAAGACTTTTGCCAACTTGACTCCAGTCAACGTATCAAGTTCGGGTGCCAATGCCAAAATCACAGTGCAGTTAACTGCCGCAGGCACTGCATATTCCACCACTACCACACAGATCACTGTGCAAGTTGCAGGTGACGGATACGCAGTGGGCGACACTATAAAGATTTTGGGCAACACCATAGGCGGGTCAACAACCACAAATGACTTGGCCATGACCATTAGAGCTATCACAACTGAATTGAACGGCGGTGAAAGACTGTTTGCTATTCCAATCTCAACAACCAACTCAGGTGTGTTGGACTTGAGTTCGGTCAAACAAATTGGCACAAGCTCAATTCCAGGAACAGGAACTTACCCCAATGGGCCAGAAGTGCTGGCTGTGCAGATCACTGCACTAACAACTCAAACAACACCAGTGGGTGAGATTCAGTTGCAGTTCCAAGAAAGTCAGGCTTAATGTTCAGTGGCAAGATAGCGTTCAACAGTGTCTATCTTGTCCTGAATTGCTTCGATGTTTACAGTTGACCACAAGCCCGGATGCATGGGCTTGGGCCAGGTGCCTTTGTCTATCCAGGCATAGCCTAAATGTTCGTGATTTAGTGTAGGTTGAAATTCTTCAGCTACCACACATACCCAAGTGTGATATTCAAAGTTCAAGTCTGCTGAAGTGAATTTTTCCAAAGGAACCAAGCGTTGATAAACAGGAAAACTTCCCAGTTCTTCAATGCATTCGCGTTCCATACCACCCAGTAGAGTTTCGCCAGTTTCTACTTTGCCCCCGGGCAGTCCCCATGCGCCTGGATGTTTTGAGTCGTTGCGCAACAAATAAAGATAACGGCCAGTGTTGCTGGCTCTAAACCAAACACCCACAGCTTTTACAGCACCAGTCTCCATTGGCCTCCCGGGTAGTATCCTTGATAACTTTTCATCCAAGCATCACCAGTCCACACATACTGTTGACTGGTAGTTATGTTGGTCACATACTGTCCTTCGGGCTGTCCGTTGGCTCTAAAAACCACACGCCAGTAGTTGTTTGAGTACTCGATCACATCATTGGCTTCAGCAACAAGTGGCCGGCCATTGGCTCCTATCCAGGCCTCGGCAGGTCCTGAATTGCCAGCGGATCCTGTGCTTTCGGTAAGCAAATATCTTTGCCCTTCCAGCGCACTGTCTAATCCGTTTAACGGGCCACTTGATTGTGGATTGATCACAGCGTCAATTGCATCCAGTGTGTTTTGTGGTGCAGTGTCAATGTCTATATCATACAACACAAAGCGATCATCATTTGGGTCAAGGGCAATGGTACCAACAACCTCAGACCCATCTGGTTGTTCCAAATAGATTTGACTGATCCCGGGCCGCAGAACACCGTACGCATCAATAACTGCTGGCCACAACAAGTTGCTGTTGCCCACAACGTTGGTTGGAGTAAGACTGCTGTTGCTGGGTTCTTCTACAGAACTTGGAGGTCGCAAAATTTGTATTTTATTGCCAATCAACACTGTGGCATAGTTGTAGGGTGTGATCACCTGTCTAGTGCCCAACAACAAATCATTGTTTGATATAGCATCAACAGCATCGCCCTGTGCATCAAATACACTGGCAATAACTCTTTCTACCACACCCAATTTTTTAACTTTAGCAGGTGAACTGATCCAAATTGGCAATGTGAATCGCAATGTGCATATATCTATGGGATTTTCTGCGCCCATGGGAATAGTTCTAGACGTCCATGTGGTACCATCTAGTTCCACCACACTCAATGAAGTCCAGTCAATGTAATTGTCTGTGCTTTGAATTTCCAAACTGGGATTGAACAGCGTCAGTATTTGCTCAAGCAATTGCAATTTTTGATTGGTATTTGAAGTCCACAAATCTAAATTTAAAGTCAGCTTGTACGGAACAGGCATCAGGCGTTCAATGGTAAATGCATTGCCTTGAGTGGTTTCGTAAGTTTCTGTGCTGGTATCGTAAGTGCGTTGACGCACAGAAACTTTACTCACATGGTAAGGCTCTTGGATTCTGGGCCTATCGTAATCTAATGCAGTGATGTAAAATGTCATCAACGGAGTTGACGGCAAACTGTTGCGTGAGTTGTCTTGCAATATGGTTTGTGCATTTCTACTTGAATCCCCGTATCTAATTGGAACTCTAAGCAAGGCTGCATTCTCGCTGCCTTCTTCTCTGCCGTACTCAATTTGGAACCCTGAAAAGATTCTGGTAAATTGCAGTAAGAATCTGCGTATTTGTTCGTCGTAAAAAAAACTTTGCATTGTTAACTCGACTTCTGTCCAGGTTGTGTGCCAGGTCTAGGGTTAGCAGGTTTGTCCCCACCTTGATCACCGTTGTCAGCCCGGGGTTTCAATATCTCGCTGAGACTCTGTCTACTTGGTATGTTACCCAAGTCTGTAGTCTTCACAGTGTATGTATTGTTCACAAAGGTCGAGCGTAAAGTATCATTGGTAGGACCATTGTTAAGATTTGTACGCACATTGCTTTCAATTTTGACCCAGCGGCGGCCATCATAGCGGAACAGTCGATTTGGTTGATAATCTAGTCGCAATGCATAATCTCCACTTACAGGATTGGTTGGGAAACTCACGCCAGGCGTGACAGGCAGGCCATTTGGCGCCATATCGTCGCCAGTAAGATAACCCATGGTGTAACCAAATGACTTTGGCGTGACATTCATGCCACCTTGTGTGCCATCTACTGTGACAGTGCTTTCTGACCCAAGGTCCACTGGATTGGCAGGTTGCCCATCTTGTGTGGGCTCAATGTAAAATTTAGTTACGTCATACCCGCTCAATGGAACTTCTGCATCTGCTTGTGTAAGGATAGCATCATTGATCTGAGTGTCTTTGGTGCGAGTACCTTGCACATCACTAATGGTAGCAGGAGTATACGATGCCCAAAATTCAGTGTTGGTTATTTCTGTGCCGGCTGGCGTATTTTTCTGAGCTTGATAATACACATCTCCATAGTTCACAATAGAACCCATGGGATAAAAATCGCCCGGATCCCAAATGTACTCGGCCACAAAAGGTTTATCAGTGATCGATTTGTATTCTTGTTGATCGTTCAGTGGCGTGGCTTTCACACGCCACAAGTGTGGCAACCACGTTTGTGAAAATCCTTCAGAAGCAAACGCAGCATCTTGTATCACATAGTATTTTGGAAATGCTTTTGGGATAGCAGGATTCAGCGGGTTGTAATCTTTTAAATTTGGAATCTCGATTACATCGCCATTCATGAGTTTGCGACCAAATGTGTCGATCATGTCGTTGTAGTGGAACGTGATAAACAACGTGTCATTGTTCAAAAACAAACCAAATTGTGTAAGGTCAAAATCAATGTCTTGTGTGTTGTACACACCGCGCATGACAAAAATATCTGTATCATACACTCTATCTCTGTTTTCCAGCAACAGCAAGTCTTGAATGTTCAGTACACTTTGCGTTTCGTAAACGGGCTGTGTAGCATCAGCATTGCCGCTGAATGCAGAATCTTGTCCGCCAGTTTCAGGACCCAGGTATTTGTGAATAAGGATATCCAATCCTCCCACAGTGTACATTTCACTGATGGTGCGATCTATAAATTGATAGTCTCTTGTGCGATTAGGGCGGTATAAACTTAGGCGTGGCATAGTGTATATTTATGGGCAGGTTGACCAATAATTCCAATCCTGTTATACTTTGGGAATGAAAGTAGTTCGATTAAACCGCAGATTCCGCCAATACAAAAACCACGGGCATGTAATTGCTGTGCGATGTGATAGTTGGCTGGGGGAAGGTGTTTCTTTTGAAAAAATATGCGATGCCAAACTGGGAATCCGAGGCTACATGCCCTACAATGACTGGCATGCTTACTTTGGCAAGAATAATGGCCGCGCCAATCGTCCGTTTTGGATTTCGTTCCGTAGGGAAGCAGATCTTACTTTAGTACTACTTTCTGCCCAGTTGACCAAATAATCACGATCTGCTATAATACACACTTGTTCACTACAGGAGCCCGTATGCAAAAGGCAGCAAATTTTGTTGCAAAGTACTCTACTGCCAACAAGTCCAAAGCAGTGGTGCCCTATGACCTAATAAAAGCCACAGAAAAATGGGTGGAGTACAGCCTGGACATTGTGGATATGAATCGTATTTTGATGCAGTCAGACTTTGACACCAAATGGCGGCTGATGGAGGCTCTTGATGTTGCAGAGCGCAAGAGAAAGTACATGTACAACCACAAAAACTTTAAACTCAAACGTGCCACGCAATTGTTTGAACTCTGCCGAGATTTACCTGTAAAATAAGTAAGGACACATATGAGCACCACATTCAAAATCAAACTGCTAAACCCCCGCAGTGCCGACACTAACATTCTGGGCGGAGAGCCAACTTGGCAAGTCCAGCCCACTGAATACAGAAAAACTAGGTTAAGTGAAGCATTCTCCTGGTACAATTATTTTTATGGCAAAAAAGATGCCCGGGACATGATTGTAAACTACCTGGAAACACACGACCGTAAGGCAGATGTGCGACTGCTCCGTGGCATTCCAGACTCAGCAATTCGACTGACCACAGGCTGGTTGTGTCGCATGAGCATGGTTGGATTGGAACTGTTAGATTCAGAACAGCTTAAATTACAAAACCAACTGAAAGAAATACTGCACAGCAAGCAGAATGAAGTTGTGCCCGAAGCAGTAGTGGAAGATGCTACACCGCGAATTACCATTCAAGACCGACTGCGCGAAAAAACAGCAGAGTGCAATGGCGAATTGGAAGGGTTATTTGACGAGTTCTTGCTAAGTGGCGCCAAAATGACAGCAGATTTTAAACCTGTCACAATCATGCGTGGCCTAAATATTGCACCGCAAATGATCAGCCAAATTACAGACAACTGGAAACGCAAGCTCACTGAGTTCGAGCGTGTGGCAGAAGGCAAAGATCCACAACTGGTTGAAGGCTACAGCCATCTTAGTAAAATTCAACTTCGCAATGTGATCAAGTTTTGCGAAGCTGTGGTCAACGACTGCGGTGCTTATGTGCAGATCAAGAAAGTGGAGCGCAAGCCTCGCAAAGTAAAGGCAGTGCCGCCAGAAAAACGTGCGGCCAAGTTCAAGATTCTGGCAGAGTTTGCCGAACTCAAACTTAAGAGTTTACCAGCCGCGAGCCTTGTTGACAAAACAGAAGCCTGGTTGTATGACAGCAAAAAACGCAAGCTCATCCACCTGGTGGCAGACAGCCACACACAAGCATTCACAATTAAAAACAACTCAATCATTGGGTACTCAACTGTGGATACCATGCAAAAGACTCTGCGCAAGCCTGCAGAACAGTTGAAAGGTATTGTAGGCGCAGGTAAACCAGCCGCCCGCAAATCGTTCAAGGATATCAAAGCTACAGAAACTGCATGGAATGCCCGTGGCACAGAGAACTTGATCATACTCAAGAGCTGGTAAATATAGCCATATGAAATTGAAATTCAATGAAAAAGTAGAATTTTACATTACTAATGTCTGCAACTACACCTGTGACAATTGCAATCGTTTTAACAATCACAAATTCACAGGGTGGCAACGCTGGAGTGATTACGAAGACATCTACCGACAGTGGGCAGAGCGAATTGAACTACAAGCCATAACCATCTTAGGTGGTGAGCCCACACTTAACCCTACTCTCAGTGAATGGGTAGAAGGATTAAACGAAATATTTAATTGTGATGTTGAAATTCTGTCAAATGGCACTCGCCTGAATTACGTTCCGGGGCTGTACAAAGCAATGATCAAACCTCGACCTCAGTCGCGGCCAGCAAATCACATTGGGGTAAGTCTGCACAACCTAGCAGACTTTGAAATGTTGCGTCAAAACATAT